GTAGACGAGAGTGGTGTTAAGTTGGTCAATGTCACCGTAAGTTTAAACGAAGATGACGATGGTGGACCAGGATTAGACGTACAATGGAGTGAGCAGGTAGATAATAAAGCGTGGGATAGATTTATCCGTACCATACTACCAAAATTTGCTCAAACACACGGATTAAATTTTAACGCACAAAACCCAAGTCAAAGCAACTTAGACAAAAGACATTCCATTGGGGAAGGCAATATGAATGAATCAAAACTATTTGGTACCACAAAGACCAGTTATCAACAAATAGGGGAAGCAAAAATTATAGTAAGGCACACACAGCCCATTAATTTAAATGCCCCAAATGGAAGAACACAACACATTGAGCACATTTATGTTGAAAATGCTATTGGAGAAAGATTTTTATATCCAATAAAACACTTGAACGGTGCAAGAGCAATGGCTCGCCATATGAGTGAAGGCGGTAGTTTCTTTGATGACATTGGTAACTATGTTATAGGACTTAGTGAAGAACTAAGCAAACTAAAAGTATTTAAAAATTATGTTGATCGTAGTCCTGTAGTAAGTGAGAGTATGAGTACTATACAGGAAAAAGTTATCAGTCGTATTGGTAATATTAAAGAAGAAGTACACGCTCTACAGACCAACAAATATTATAGTCAATTTAAAGAAAGTTTCAGCGCATATAATAAAGTTGATGTACCAGAAGATATACTAAATGATTGGATTGATCGTTTGACTGTGCGTAGTTTCAATGAAGAACTTAAAGACGCATTTCCCTATATCTACAGACTAGTTGATGAAACACAGTTACCTATCAAGGAACTTGGTGCTGATGATATATTGGAAGATGACAAAGAGAAAAAATACGATGACAATGATCCACCATTTGATCCAGATCCTCCTAAGAAAAAGAAGGAAGCTGGTGATAAAGCAGAACACGGTGGTCATAGTCGTGCCAAACATCTTGCTAAGAGTGCAATGAAGGATGTCAAAGAATTTAGTACCTTTGAACGTTATCTAAATCAAATCGTTAGTGAGACAGATGATTTATTCAATGCTGATGAGGAAGTACAGGCACAGGCAATGGAAAGTTTAAAACAATTGTTTGCCAGTGAAGTACCTTTAGGAACAAACGGTGATAATGCTGTAGATAGTATATCTGGTGTTATTGATGAAAAGAAGTTAAACAAGGCTTTTGAATTATTAGCAGAGCTTGGTTTAGATGAAATGGATGCTAGACCAATCATTAATGAGTTTCTAAAATCATATGATGCAGAAAATGGAACAGATTTAAGTGGGAAGTTAGGATATGAACCAGGAGTTTCATCCGCTCCACCACCTGCACCAGAACCTGCCGCACCGCCAGTAGATCCAATGGCAGCAGCGGCACCTCCACCAGTAGATCCAATGGCAGCAGCAGGCGGAGCAGCACCTGGACCATTAATACCTAATCCTCCTATGCAGGAAGGCAGAATAATGCATGGAATAGTAGATGAAATCTTCAGTCGTGTCAGTGGTTTCTTCAATGAGAATAATGGTACATTTACTATTGGTGAAGAAGGCTTTGTTACCAAGATGTGTAAGGAACTTAAGGAAAAATATAATATCAACCCAAAACATCCTAAAGCAGAAAAGTTTGATCGTATGGTAGAAGGTGCTTGTGGTAGAATAATGGAAAAGATGAAACAAAAGCACCAAGCAAAAAGTGATCACGCCCGTATGTTAGAACTTGCTGGTATGATGCCAAACCAAGATGTGGCGGAAGATACTCGTGCTATGCTAACACCTGATGAAATGGTCGCTATTTTCAGTAAACAAAAAACCCAGGATCAAATAGATGCAGAAAGAGTAAAGAAAGGTCTTCCACCAAGCAGACCAGGTTGGACACCACCACCTACTACAGGACAAGCACAGAAACCAGTTCAAGGTCAAGGTAATGTTAGAGAAGTACGTAAGACAATGAGTCAGCACGCCAAAGGTAATGAAAAATATGGTAAGGATGGTATGCAGGCCCTACGTGATAAGGCAAAGAGTGGAGCCAGTGAAAAAGATATGGATGCTACTCGTGACAAATACGACAAGTATGATGAAAGTAATGAATTAAGTAGAGTATTAAAAATAGCGGGATTACGATAGATTTATCTACCTTTTTACTTGATTTAATAAATACAAACGCATACAATACAAGTATGCGTTTTGTTTGACAGGGCGTCAGACATATAGGCAAATTTTAAACAACATAGGCAAATATAGGAGAAACACTATGGCAACTTTGGCAGAAATTAGGGCAAAACTTAAAGAGCAAGAACTTAAAGGCGGATCAGCAGGAGGCGGAGACCTCACAATTTATCCCTTCTGGAACTTAAAAGAAGGTGGCGAAAGCACAGTAAGATTCCTCCCAGATGGCGATTCAAGCAACACATTCTTTTGGGTAGAACGTGCTGTAATCAAACTTGAATTCGCTGGAATCAAAGGTGAAACAGATAGCAAAAAAGTAAGTGTACAAGTTCCTTGTATGGAAATGTATGGTGAATCTTGCCCAATTCTTAATGAAGTGCGTCCTTGGTTTAAGGATCCCAACCTTGAAGCAATGGGTCGTAAGTATTGGAAAAAGCGTAGTTATTTGTTCCAAGGCTTTGTAGTGGAAGATGGTCTTAAGGAAGATACACTTCCAGAAAATCCTGTGCGTAGGTTCATTATTGGTCCACAAATCTTTACTCTTATCAAAGGTGCTTTGATGGATCCAGAGATGGAAGATCTACCCACTGACGTAGTTAATGGTGTAGATTTTAAACTGATCAAATCAAGCAAAGGTGGTTATGCTGATTATGGTACAAGCAAGTGGAGCCGTCGTAGTCGTCCACTGAATGCGAAGGAACAGGCAGCATTAAAAGAGCATGGCTTGTTTAATCTTAAAGATTTCCTTCCAAAGAAGCCCACTGAAGTTGAACTCAAGGTTATCAAAGAAATGTTTGAAGCATCAGTAGATGGTGAAGCATTTGATATGGATCGTTGGGGTCAATACTACAAGCCCAGTGGTGCTAGTGCTCGTACTGGTGATCCAATGGCTACTGGTCGTAATAGTGATACTACAACAGTAGTGGAGGATCCAGATATGGATGAGGAAGTTAAATCAACACCTAAGGCAGCGGCTAAGCCTGCCCCAAAGGCTACAGATGATTCAAAGAGCCCAGACAGTCGTGCTGGTGACATCTTAGCAATGATCCGTAATCGCAACAAGCAATAAAAAACTATTTGACTCGGGCTATACGCTCGAGTCACCTTTTGGGAGATTTGTATGGCTACAAAGGCATTCGATTTAAGTAAATTTCGTAAAACATTAACAAAGAGTATTGATGGACTTGGTGTAGGCTTTAACGATCCTACTGACTGGGTCAGCACTGGCAACTATGCTCTAAATTATTTGATTAGTAGTGACTTTAAGAAAGGTGTACCACTTGGTAAAGTCACTGTGTTTGCTGGTGAGAGTGGTGCAGGTAAGAGTTATATCTGTAGCGGTAACTTAATTAAACACGCACAGGAACAAGGAATTTTTACTGTACTAATTGACAGTGAAAATGCTTTGGATAAAGCATGGCTTGAAGCATTGGGTGTTAATACTAGTGAAGAAAAACTTCTTAAACTTAATATGGCAATGATTGATGATGTTGCCAAGACTATCAGTGAGTTTATGAAAGAATATAAGGCTATGCCAGAAGAGACCAAGCCTAAAGTATTATTCGTAATTGATAGTTTGGGTATGTTATTGACTCCTACTGATGTTGATCAGTTCGAAGCAGGAAATATGAAGGGTGATATGGGCCGTAAGCCTAAGGCATTGACCAGTTTGGTACGTAATTGTGTTAATATGTTTGGTAGTCATAATGTAGGTCTTGTTGCTACTAATCATACATATGCTAGCCAAGATATGTTTGACCCGGATGATAAAATCAGTGGTGGTCAAGGTTTTATCTATGCGTCAAGTATTGTAGTTGCCATGAAGAAACTTAAGTTAAAAGAAGATGAAGATGGTAACAAGATCAGTCAGGTTAAAGGCATTCGTAGTAGTTGTAAAATTATGAAGACTAGATATGCTAAACCTTTTGAAAATATTCAGGTTAAGATTCCTTATGAAACAGGTATGGATCCTTATAGCGGTCTAGTGGATTTGTTTGAAAGCAAAGGTATACTAGTACAGCAAGGAAATAGACTTAAGTTTGTAGATAGTAAGGG